GCATAACTGACTAAATAACAATATGCCCGCTGCTTGTGAAGTAACACCTATTTCTGCCTTTTTATCTACTAATCTTAATAGCAAAATAGAATGCTATGAAAGACTGGGTGAGAGAATAAAAAGATCTCTTGGTTATCCTCTTATATCTCTCGAGATACATCAAGATCAACTATTCGAAAACATTCAAATAGGAGTAGAGATGTTCTCAAAGTTCGCGGGATATACTCGCGAATATCTTATATTTGATTCTAACCTTTACGAAAAAAATAAAGGTATAAGATTAGATTACTTGTTTACAATTTCTAATACAGAAAGAACACCTCAACAGAAAGTATCTAATAACCCTGCTGTACCTGATCCAAATTATAGTATAACCACTCCTAACTCAGTCTTTATAGCTACATCAGCAATTAGCAATACATTTTTCAGTACATCGTCAGCGCTTTCATCCCTATATACAGAAGGTATTGATCAATTTGATATATTAGACCAATCACTATATAGTAGCCTTACTAGCTTCTCAGCAAGTCTAACTGCTGCATTTGTAAAATCGCCGAGAAAGACTATAACTCTAGAGTGTGAACCTACAACTGCTGTTACTTATAGTAATGCTTTTGACTATGATATAATGGATTATAGAAAAGTAGTAGATGTGGTAGATTTTGAGGAAGGTTCAACAACTGGTATTAACACTTTATTTACCTTAGAGCAAACTTTAGCGCAGCAGACCTATTTCAGCTATGCACTAGGTAATTACGGGTTCGATTTATTATCCTGGTACTCATTAAAAGAGTTCATGGATACAAGAGAGAAACTACTCGCTACAACTAGAGACTTAAAGTTTGATCCCAGAACGCAGTATTTAACAATGTACCCACAACCTAATGAAAATAGGTTCTATGGAGTTATATCATGTTATGTTGAGAGACCAATTAGAGATATAGTTAAGGAGCAGTGGGTATATCAATATGCTTTAGCTCTCAGCAAAATTACTATTGGTAGAGTGAGAAGTAAGTTCGGTGGTGTCTCTTTATTAGGTGGCGGTGCCTTGAACTATGACTTACTACAAGAAGGTCTAACAGAAAAGAAAGAACTTGAAACACTACTCTATTCTGGTGCTACGCCAGGGCTTTCTGATTCTGAGCCCGCTATGTTCTTCGTCGGTTAATTATGAGTTCAAAATATAAACAAGGTACATATAGACCGAGGAATCCTGATAAATTTATAGGTTCAACAGCTACCTATAGATCAGGTTTAGAGTTAAAATTCTTTAGGTTCTGCGATTATAATCCTAATATAGTAAAATGGTCTAGTGAGTCAGTAATTGTACCTTATATATCACCTATCGATGGTAAGGTACACAGATACTTTGTGGATAACTATGTAGTTATTAAAGAAGGTAACATTCTAAAAAAATACCTTGTAGAGATTAAACCTTATAAACAGACACTACCACCGCAGACCAAATACAGAAAAAAAGAGCATTTAATATACGAGCAGAACATGTGGGCTGTAAATCAAGCTAAATGGACTAGTGCACAGGAATATTGCAAGAAGAAAGGTTTAAACTTCTTGATAATAACCGAGAAAGAACTAATTAATAGGAAATAGTTAACATGAGCATAAATAAATCTATATGTCATTAAAGCTTAATCTTCTAATTGGTCAAACTGCTCATGAGGATTCATTTGAGTACATCGTAGAAGAAACTAATCGTAATACACCGTCTAACCTTTACATCAAAGGGCCATATATGATGGCTGAAGGTATTAATAAGAATAGACGTATCTACCCTATTGATGAACTAAGAGCTGAAGTAGATAGATATAATGAAGAAATGGTAAAAACAGGAAGAGCGATGGGAGAGCTAAATCACCCTGCCGCTGCTGATGTTAACTTAGAAAGAGCGTGTCATATAGTAACTGAGCTATATGAGAAAGATAACGTTTTTTACGGCAAGTCTAAAGTTCTAACTACACCGTGTGGTCAGATTGTACGCTCATTGATTAATGATGGCGTTAAAGTAGGTATGTCATCTCGTGCCCTAGGTACTTTAGAAGAAAGGAGAGAGCATAATATAGTAAGAAACGTAAAGCTAATTGCTGTAGATTGTGTCGCTGACCCTTCATATCCTCAAGCTATTGTATCTGCTGTACTAGAATCAAAACAGTGGATTTTAAATGATCATGGCAAGTTCGAGGAAGCCTTTGATGCGTTAGATAAGACACTAAGTAAGTTACCTAAAAAAGATGTAGATAGCTTTTTATTAGAACAAATTATGAATTTTATTAATAAGCTATAAATATTGTATATGAAAGTTTCTTCTCAAAGTAAGTCTGACTCAACAGACATATATAGTATACATAAATTTATTTCTGCCCTTTCTTCAAAAAATTATGCGGCAGCTAATAAATACTTAAAGAGCGCTATTGAGTCAAAACTCAAGAATCGAATCAACAATCAGCTCGATACACCTTTATTCTAACACATGAAAGTTAAAAACATTTTACCTGATCAAGTTAAAGATCTTCTTACTGAAGAATCTTTAAATACTATCGAGACTGCTCTTCAAGAAAAGACAGCTCTTCTTATTGAGACTGCATTAGTAGAACAAGATGAGTTATACTCACAAAAACTACAGCAGCTTATGAAAGCTATAGATAAAGATCATACATCAAAGCTAAAGCGTGTTGTTGAAGCAGTAGATATCTCAAATGCTAAGAAGCTATCCACTGTTGTTAAGCGGTATGAAAAAGAGATCAATAAAAATGCTAAGACCTTCAAGAATACACTAGTCGAGTCTATTTCTGATTATTTAGAAGAGTATATCGATGAAGCGATTCCGAAGGATGCAATTGTTGAAGCTACCAAGAATAAAACTGCTCTAAATGTTCTTACTAACCTACGCAAGGTACTTGCCGTAGACGCTGCATTGATGCAAGAGTCAGTTAAAGAAGCAGTACAAGACGGTAAGACTCAGTTAGACACACTTAGCGAGCAAGTAACTAAATTAGAGAAAGAAAATAAAATTCTCAAAGAATCTTATCTCAAGACCAAAGCTGATCTTATCCTCGAGGAAAAGACCTCAGCCTTGCCTGATAAGAAGAAAGAATATATCAAGAAAGTTCTAGGTGACAAAACACCTAAGTTCATCGAAGAAAACTTCGATTACACCCTCAGACTTTTTGATAAGAAAGAAAAAGAAAAGATTTCACAGCTTAAGGATGAAGCCTTTAGTCGTAGAGTAGTTAAAACTGACGCGCCTCGTGCCAATCTACAAGAGTCTACCACCAAAACCATTAACCCTTACGTAGACGCCTTAGAGCGTAACAGATAATTTTTCACCCTGAACAATGAGGTACTTCGGTACCTGAGTAACATAGATTTAATCTATGAAGGTCGAATAAAAGGAAACAAATAAATTTATGAATAAACCACAGTCATTTATTGATAGATCAAGAGCTGAGACCCTTCTAGAGAAGTGGGCTCCAGTACTTGATTTCAAGTCAAATTCAATTAAGGAAATTGACAACGAGAACACTCGTCTCAATACCGCTATTCTTCTTGAGAACCAAGAGAAATGGTGCTTTGAGCAATCCGGTGCCACCTCTGCTTTAGGAACTGCTGCTGGTAATGCCCCTGCGGGTGTTAACTCTAGCGATACCTATGCAACTGGTGACTCTCGTTTGCCTAAGATCCTTATTCCAATGATACGTCGTACATTCCCAGAGTTGATTTCCAATGAAATCGTTGGGGTACAGCCTATGTCTGGTCCAGTCGGTCTTGCTTTCGCTTTACGCTATAAGTACGATTCAACTGGTCTCGGTACTGGTGGTGTAGACGGCGGCGCAGCTTCTCTCGGCACTCGTGACGGAAGACAAGCAGTCGTCAACTACGGCACAGGCAATGCAGCTAACGAAGTTGGATATCAGCACATTGATACCAGATTCACCGGTACATCTTCGGCTGTACTTTCTGGTAACTCTGCATGGTCCTTCGCAAGGCAAGATCAAGGTGTTGCTGAAATTCTCAAGAACTTTGAGATTCAAAACAACATCCCACAGATCAACGTAACCTTCGAGAAAACAGCTGTTGAAGCTGGTACTCGTAGATTAGGTGCCCGTTGGTCCGTTGAGCTCGAACAGGATCTTAAGAACATGAACGGTATCGATATCGATTCTGAAATCACTAACGCTATGTCGTATGAGATTCAGGCCGAAATCGATCGTGAAATGATCATGAGAATGGTTCAGTCAGCTCTTAATGCTCCTGCCGGTCAAGGGTATTCCTTCTGGAACCCAGCCTCAGCAGACGGTCGTTGGTTAGTTGAAAGAAATAGAGACTTCTATCAGCGGTTAATCATTGAAGCAAACAGAATCGCTGTCCGTAACCGGCGCGGTGCTGCTAACTTCATCGTTGCTACTCCTCGTGTTTGCGCCATCCTCGAGATGCTCCCTGAATTCCAGTGGGTACCTGTACAGGGCGACGTTTCAACACAGCCAGTAGGCATCGCCAAGATTGGCTCTGTCGGAGGTCGGTTTAGCGTTTATCGTGATACCCGTACTGAAGTACAAAACTCTACCCAATATGGTAGCCAAGGTTATCTTAACCAGGCTGGAGCTGCATATACAGCTAC